TCGAACGCTGAACCTGCCGCGCTAAATGATTCGCCGGCCATTTCAAAGGCCGCCTGTGCCGCCGCCTTCGATTCCGCGAACTTGCCGCGCATGATGCCGATTAGGTTGGCATCGCCAATCATGGCAATGGCATCGCCAAGACCGACAAACGCCATAATCAGGCCGCGTGTAACGTGATAGCCGGCCTCCATGACGTTGAACGCCGTGCGTAGCGAATCCGCGATATTCTTTGCCGTGGTGTTTAGGTCGTCGCCCTTGCTGGAAGCGTCAAACATCGAATTGGCGAGACTAACCATATCCGGCAACAGGTCAGCGGCCACACGCGAAGCCAGCCCTTGAACGCCAAGCGTCATCAGATCTATTTGGTCGTTGAAGTCGGACGCGGCTTGTGCGGTCTGCCCGCTAATCGTGACGCCGAGCCGGTCGGCCTTTTCGTCAAGTTCCGCAATCTTTTCCGCGCCTTGATTCAGGAACGGAATCAGCGCCGCGCCTGACTTGCCAAACAGTTCAATCGCAAGCGCCGTCTTTTGCGCGCCATCGGGCAACGTCTTGAAAACGTCCGCAAGGTCGCGCATGACTTCGCCCGTATCGCGGCCAACGTCTGCGCTGATTTTCATCGCGCCGAATAGCGCGGTAACGTCCTTGTCGCCTTCGGAAAATGCAACCTGCAATTTCGCCAGCTTGCCGAACGCCGTGCCGAGCGTGTCCAAGTCCGTCGCGCCCAGCTTCGCCGCCACTTGCAAGCGGGAAAGCTGCTCAACCGTGACGCCCATCGACTGCGCTTTTTCGCCAAGCATATCGGCGTTATCGACAGCCGCTTTCAGCGCAACGGCTGCGGCAGTCGCGCCAGCAGCCAGCGCAACGCCAAGAACGCGGCCAGCATCATTGGCCGCTTTCTCGATTTCCTTCATGCGCGTCTTGGTGGCTTTCGACGCCCGCGCCAAGTCAGTTTCGAACGCGCCCGTGCGCGCTAGCAGGTCAACGACAATCCGGCCCAAACTCATTTGCGCTGCCTCTTTCTGTGAATCATTGCAAGCTGCCGGTCAACGCCGGTCTTATCGACAAAGGGAGGCTCCAGAAAATCAAGCCTGTCCTGTATTTCGCCGCCGCCCATAGACACGGACACCAACGCAGCGGGACGGTGATAACGGTGGTAATCGTCAAACGGCCAGCGCCGGAAGAACGCGGCCCATGCGTCGAATTCCTCGACGGTCATAACCGCCTGCCACTCAGCGACCGTGCGGCCACCAAGTGCGAGGGCGAGTTGGTGCCAAAACCAATCCTCGCCCCTGGCGCTTAGGTTTTTCCCGCGTCGTTCGCCTTGCCGCGTCCGTTGATTTCCAGCACAACAGGGAACAGGGAATTGATACCTTCCATCGTCAACCCGCCCGCCTGCTCTTTCGTGAGTACGGGCTTGCCGTCCGCATCGCAAAGACACGCGGCGATTAGGTTCTGGATGGCGAGCGCCTGCGCGTTTTCGTCGGGCGAGGCGTAGGCGATTTGATAGCGCCGGAAGTCAGCGCCGGAGACTTTGCGGAAGTGGAATTCCTCAACACTTCCATCGGGCAAAGTGACGGGATGCGCGGTCACTTCGGGAGAAACCAAAAATGCTTGAATGGACATTAGCCGTTCCTTGTAAAAGCGAGCCGACGGGGTGCGCGACACGGCTAACGCCGCGCATGGTTCCCCGCCGACTCGACAGGCCGTTAAATCAAGCCGTTGTGGTCTTACGGGGTGATGTCGGTCGTAACGCCGCCGTTGGTCTGGATAACCACGGTGCCTTTCCAGATGCCGCCGATGCCGATGGAAATATCTAGCGACTCGACAAAGCCAAGGAACGACATATAGCTGCGGCCAGCAGCGGCAACCATGACGGAGCCGGCTGCGGTCGGGGCCGTGCTGTTCTCGCTGCCGACAATCATCCAAGATTTCTCAGCGCCGGATTCCTTCAGGTCAACAAGCGCCTGATGGCTGGTGTCCGCCGTGTGAATGTTGAACTGCACGGTGATGGTTTCCGAATTCTGCAAGCCCGCGCCATACTTGTGGTGCGTGTCGGAAAGGCAGGTGGTTTCGATTTTGTCAGTCGCACCGCCAGACATTTGGATATCGGTCGGGCAAGTAATAAGCGTGGCAGTCGTGGCCGCGCTCGCGTAGTACAGGGCAGAACCTTGTGAATTGATTACGGCCATCTAACTATCCCTCCATCGGGCATAAAAAAACCGCCCGAAGGCGGCGTGTTCGCAGGTATTGCGAATGGGTTAGCGTTGGCCTATCCAGTCGAAGGCCATCGAAATGCGGTATTTCTGTGTCTCAAAGTCGCGTTCATCGGCCACATACGCCACGCAATGCGCGCGCGGCTCCATTGCTGCGCGGACTGCCGATGCCAGCGTGTCTACCGCCGCATCCCCGTCTGTTCCGCCAGCCCATGAATCAACCTGCACGCGAAAGAAGTCAGCACACGCGCCCGCAAACCCGTTCTCAGGCGCGCCACCGGCAACGCTCCATGTGATGTACGGAGCCGTGACCGTCTGCGGCGCGCTGCCGTGCCGATAGATGCGCGTGGAGACAAGGCCCGCCACCGTCGCATCGTCGTGCAACGTGTCGTAAACATTCGGGAGCATTAGCGGCCCTTGCTCAGTTTCTTAATGATCTTGTCGATGCCCTTGTTCAACTCAGACACCACGGTTTCCAGCGCCTTCTGCCGCTCGCTCATGTAGGCCGGTTGCAGCCACGGCTTGGCCTTCTGTTTCTCGGTGCCGAATTCCAGATAGCGCGCCGTCGCAATCGTTTTCGTGCCGTCCGGGTACGTCTTGCGGCGCACGAATACGCGGACACGTTCATTCGCGCCCGACTTCTCGGGCTTCGGGTCGCGGCCAATCGCCACCGACTTGGCTAGCGTTCCAGTGTTCGCGTAGCCATCGGCCTTGTCGGCATTGGCCTCAAGGTTGGCGATGGCCTGCCGCTGGATGACCTTCGCGCCCTTTTTCAACGCAGCCAGCACAGGGCCGCCGCGCTTGCCGCTAATTTCCTTCGGCAACGCCTGCAATTTCCGCAAAGTGTCGTCCAGGCCGTGCAGGGTTTGGGTGTCGGCCATTACATCGTCCAGAACCCGTCGATTAGCTTCTGCTTCATGGATTCCCCTAGTTATGCGTCACGGTGCAACCGGCACCTTCTAGGGTGGCGATATACCCCAGCGTTGTGGCGTTCGGTGCCGCATTGGTGCCGCCGCTTACATCAAAGCTGGCGGCAGTGAACCCGCCATTTGCAACGCATCCGGCAAAAAATGATTCCAGTGCTGCGGCAGTAAACGCACCTCCTTCAAAAGTGAAACTCGCGTCAGCCTCGCCCGCTACAGTGCCGCCAACGTAGTCAGCTAGATTAGCGCAGGAACTAGCATTAAGGCTTAGCATCGCCGTGCAGTCCGACAAATCGCCAAGAGTCGTCACTGCGAACCTTACCAATGAGAAGCTATGGCAGCTTGCTGGAATGGTAGGAATCGTCCCCGCCGAGCCGATTAGATCGCCAATGCTGTCATTGTTACAGTCAAACACCTGAATCGTTTCCGGCAATGTAGGCATTACCCCTGTGAAAATGCAGACACCACCATAGAACGCTTGCAGCCCAGTCAAAACGGTAAAGTCGATATCCGACCATGCGCCGCTAAGTGTGTTGTTTACAAGCGCGAGGGTTGTGATATTCGCAGGATTCTCAGCCGTTAGCGTTAGCGTTGTGCCCGCGAAAGTTTCGCCGCCGCCGCCCGTAAAGTGGTCGCCCGTTTCCGTTGCGCCACCGCTCCATGTCCAGACTGCGCCAACATCCGTGCCGGCGACAAAAACATCCTTAAACCCGTCGTCGTAAAATGTCAGCGTGAATATCTCGGTTCCGCTTGCACCCTCCGGCGTCACCGCATTGCTAGGCGCACTCGCCGAACTCGTCCCGATAGCGTTGGTGGCCGTCGCGGTAAACGTGTATTCCGTGTCGTTCGTCAGGCCAGATACAACGTGCGTCAGGCCAGTCTCGCCCGCGTTGTCGTCTGTGCCACCAGCAGGATCGGAAGTGACCGTGTAGCCGGTGATCGCAGAGCCGCCGTCAGAAGTGGGAGCGTCGAACACGATAGAGGCGTCAGTGTCGCCGGCTGTGGCAACGAGATTTCGCGGACGGCGAGGCACGCGGTTACGCAGCGGCCCGAACGCGGGCGCCAACGCTGAACGCAAACGCGCCGCACTCAGCGGATCGGAAAGGATCGCCACTTAGTCACCAACCTTGCACACGCCGACCTTGGCCGTGCCGCTGGTGAAGTCGCCCGTCTTGATGCCGACACGCACCAGCCAGCCGACACTCGCGCCGCACAGGGCCGTGCCGTTCAGCACGCCGGGCGCGGTCAGTTCGTCCAAGTCGATGATGTCGGCAGCCGTGCCCGAATATCCGTTCGGCGGCACCGCCTGAACCGTCACGGTCGCGGAAAAAGTGCCCGTCGCCCATGCCGACCACGGCGAGCCGGACAAAACCATCCAGTCGGTGAATGTGTTCTCGGCGGTAAGCGATGCCTCCGCGCTGCGCACGGAGTTTGCAAGCGTTGCCATGTTGTTTCCTCGGTTATCCGGCGCGAATGCCGGCTTCTGCGACAAGCGTCAGGAACTTGCGCAGGGTGGGGTCGGGTATGACTTCGGTGATGTTGAAATACTTGCTTTCGTGCGACACGCGCATCTTTGCGACAACCGCCAATGCGGAGTCATACCGGATGACAAAGCGATAACGCTGGCCTTCCGTGCCGGCGTTGGCCGCCAGAATTTCGCGGCCAGAAACAGGCAGAATCGCTGCCGGCAAGTTGCTGGCGTAGGTGCCCCACGATTGCGCGACTGCGCCTGTGTCGGCGTCCTGTGTTTCGGTGAGAGTTTCAATCGTGATTCGGTGCCGAAGGCTGCCAATTTCCACGTTACTTGCTCCAAATCTTGACGGTATCCAGCAGCGCCAATGCGCCTAGCGGGACTTCGTTCGCGTTCAAGGCGCTAACCGCCTGGCGGTTCTCGAACAGGTGCCCAATCAGCAGCAGCAGGCCGGCATAGGGCGATTTCGGCAACGTCGTGTAGCCCGTGACGTATCGAATCCGCACAGCGTTGGGAATGTCTTGTGTCAGCGGCCACGAATTGCCGTAGGTCAGCGCGACCTTCCGTTCATCGCCGTACAAATTCAGCGCGTAATAGGCCGATGAAAGCGTCTGCTCAGTGCCCGCCGTGTCCGTGTATTTGATATGCGTGATGCTGGCGACTGGCGGCATATCCAACAGGATGGTTTCGTCATCGCTCGGGAAGCAATCAAGCGCCATTTCCAACGTCTGCGGCGCAAAGGCGCGGCCCGTGTAATGCTCGGCAAACTCACGCGCTGCCGATACATAGGCCGCGATTAGCGTGTCTTGGTCGGCGTGCGTGACTTGCAGGTGACTCTTGGCGTTGGCCGTGGTGACTGGCTCAGTAGCAACCGCCGTGATGACCTTATACATTCGCGGTTTCCACTAGAGGATTAGGGGCATCAGGAGTGAAGCGGGGCCAGCCCGAAGGCCAGCCCCGCGTCTTTTTACGCGGCCAAGCCGGGGCCGATGGCCGAAGCAATGACAGTGGCGTCCTGCGTGGTCGGGCGATAATCGGCGCTGTATTGAATGGCGATGATTCCGCCGACAACAGCATCCGCCGTGGTGCGCGTCAGGCTGGCGAAGATGTAGCGCAGCGCCGGGTCGTACACGTCAACCAACAGCACCTTGCTATCCGCGTCAGATGCGCCCGCCGTAAACGTCGCAGCCTTCTGCGTTACCGGCGTCGGAGAGCTGACGCTATTCGCTGAGTTGCCCTTAGCGGTCAGTGTCAAAACGCTGGTGGCCGTAACATCGCCAGTCAGCGCGATGAACATCACGCCGTCATAGCCAGTCATGTCCAAAACATCGGACACAAGTTCAGTCTGCGCAGCAGCAGCAGCGGCCTCGACTACCGTCACCTTGATGGATTTGCTCAAGTTCATTTCGATTTCCTTGGGTAATTGAAAAAGGCCGCCCGAAGGCGGCCATATGTCTTTGCTAATCGCTAGGCGATTAAGTGCTGAACTTGAGGAACTTCACGGCCTCGAAGTTGATTGCGCCGCCGCCCGTGCGCTTCGTGCTGTAGAACACGACATAGGGCTTGGCGGTGTACGGGTCGCGCAGGGTGCGGATGCCCATGCGGTCAACGATGGTGTATGCCTGCTTGAAGTCACCGAAGGCCAGCGACAGCGAGTTAGTGGCAATGGCCGGGACGTACTGGTCAACATTGAAGGCATAGCCCAGCAGGCGGTCAGGCTGGCCAGCCTGCAAGGACGGCTCCCACAGGTAGCGGTCGCTGGTCGCTTCCTTCATCTTGCGCAGCTTGGTGCGAACTGCGCGAGTGCCCAGCCACTGGCTGTTATTCAGGAAGTGCGGCTTGAACGCGCCCAGCAAATCCTGCAACGGATCGGCCTTGGTCGTGTGGAAGTCGCCGTTCGCGCCGGTCACCACATGCTCAAACTGGCCCCATGCGCGGGAGTCGTCACCCGTTGCGGCGGTCGTGTAGGAGAAAAGCCCCCTCGCCTGGTTGACGCCCGTGCCAGTGGTGTAGCCAGCGCCTTCGACGCGACCGAACTTGTCGGCAGTCTTGCTCGCCAGCCAGTCCTCGACGTTGGTAGCCGCGTCGTCGATCAGCTTCTGGCTGATCTTCGGCATGGCATACATTTCGTGCGACTGGATTTCGTACTTGCCAACGGTCGGCGTGGTGCTGTCCGAGCGGGAGCCGAGTTCGGAAACCCAGCCAGCGTCGGCGTCGGCGTTGTCAACGATGCCTTCCAGCTTGTCCGTGCTGATAGTGACCACGTTCGCCAGCTTGCGCATGGTCGACTGTTCGTAGAGTTTCGTGACGATGGCACCCTGCGTGGAGTGCGGCAGCAGGTATCCGCCGTCCGGGTCGCTGCCCGCCGAAAGCGCCTTACGCTCATCGCTGGAAAGCGCATCAAGCGAGTTCTGCGCCATCGCCTTGAAGAACGCGGACTTGTAAGCCTTGTATTCGTCCACTCCGAGGGCGGTAGGAATCTGCTTGCCCTTGGACTGATACTCGGCGCGCATCGACAGGTTGAAGCCCTTGGCCTC